CCGACAGGCCCGGCGCGCCGTGATCCGGTAAACGGGTCTTCCTCGATGCCAGCCCCTCCGCCGGAAATTTTCAAACAGGCGTACTGCAGAGCGTCGTGTGGGTGGGAAAAAATATTCTTATCCGGCGCGGAGGTAAAGCGGTTATCCGACCCGCCAAGGCGCATCTTACGGTAGTTGTACCCGCTGATGAACCCTTTGATCAGCGTCACACAGGTCGGAGAAATGAGCATCCCCGGCTTGCCGTCGACCAGCATGGTCAGGAACTTAGCCACCGCATCGCGGCGCGCGGCGAAATTATTAGTTGAGGCCTGATCCACATAAAATCCACACTCGCGCAGAATGCTGATGCAGGTTGCCTCATCGGTCGTAGAACGCTGCGTCCCTGCGGGGTCCCCCGTATAAACAAATTGGCAGCCCCTATATTTCTCCGAAGAGACGAGAGGTCGTAAAAACTCAGAGGCGAAACGGCGCGATCCGCAGTTCTCGGTGACGAGTTCGTCCAGCAAGGCCACCTGGCCGGTCGGACGTACCTGCACAAGCGCCGCGGAGTGGTTCAGCCCATAGTCGAGCCCGACGATGATCGGAACGCCTCTCAGAGGCTCCAGGACGCTTTTAGACACATGCAGCGAATGGCGGAACTCCGGGTAAACGGGACGACCTGACACCAGAGTGCCGTACTCGCCCATAGCATAAACTTTACACCACTCCACGTCTTTACCCGTCACCAGATTTTTATAATACCCCCAGCCGAACGTGTGGTTACGGATGTTCTCCGCCGGCGGGTAGTTGGGGTCCTGCCCCTGATTCGGAACCCAATCAACGATCTTCTCCACCGCGCCGTCCTGCTCAATCTCCGTCTCGACGGGGAGCATAGCCGGCGGCTGTCGAAAGAACCGATAGTTCTTCGGCTTCTCTTTTTCGGCGAGGCGGTACCACCAGTGTGTATCATCCGGCGGGTTGGTGTCCATGATCAGGCCCGTCCAGAAGGGGCACTTCACCACGACCCCATCCGCGTCGTACTCGAACAGGGGATTACCCGCTGAATCGACCTCCCCGAAATCTGCCTTCGCGGGGAAACGTCCGATACGGGTCGTGGCCATCTTCAAGACCTCTTCGCTCAGCTCAGAAGCCTCGTTCATGAACACGCCAGTCAGCTCAAGCGATTTGAGCTTGCGAACGTCCTCCTCTTTGTCGAGGGCGAGAAAATGGACTTCTAAAAGCAGTTTAGTCCCGTCCGGAAGCTCGGCCCGGTCAATCGTCGCCAAGATGGGGGCGGTTCGGCGGATGGTGCAGAACGGCTCGCCATTAGGCAGCTTTTCCGGCACCCAGTCGCGCCACGTATTCATCGTCGTGGAAATCAATTCGGGATAGGAGTTTCGAATAAACGCCCAGCGGCGTCGACGAACGCCGTCTTTGCCCGGCGGCATCTCTAAGGCTCTTGTAAAGGCTTCCCAGCAACATGCAACACTTTTCCCCGAACCTACGGGACCGAGAATCCCCCGAACGAAGTCGTCGCTTCCATGGAAACGACGAGCCGTCGGTTCGGGGTCATACGCTCTGAGGTTGAAATCAGCCATTCTTTTTTTCCTTCTTGGGTCGGTAGTGCGGGCACCTTCCCTTTATCGTCGGCTGCAACAGCTCCCGATACCCCGTACAGACGGGGCGGCGGAGGCAGTCGACGCAGATCAGTATTTTCTCGGACATATCAATCTTTCTTATCCGGATCAACGCCGGGTTCCGGCAGATTCTTCAGCCGTTTCGCCATGACGTACTCCCGCCCATCAAGCAGCGCGCCCATCACCCGATGGAACCCGTCCATGATCCCGCCGAGCGGCCCGACGATGATCGGGTACTCCAGATCCGCGTTGAGCGCGCGGCGGGCGTGGTACGCATAGTCGGCAAGCCTCACGTCGTCTCGTCGCCACACGTTCACCGAGAAGTCGATGTCGCGAAGCAGTAGCTTGTAGGGCTTCGCTTTCTCCTTCGCCGCCTGGGCGTACAGCGATTCGGCGGAGTAATAGGCGTCATCACAGCCGTACCCGCTCTCCTCGAAGGGTACGAGCGGGGCAATGGTGTTTAGGACTTCGGCGGGTTTCACCTAATTCTCACCTTCCGGATTCAACCCCGGTCCAGGAAGACTTTCTTCCCCGTCCGTCGTAGCCGCAACGCTGTTGTGCATCTCAATCGCCGCTGACAGTCCCCGGCACTGATTCATCAGATCCGAGGCAATCGTGTCGACGTAAGCCACGAACAAAATTCGCTGTTCGGGGCTCATATCGACCACGGAGCGACCCCACAGGCTGCAGGTGCATCCGCTCTGATACAGATTTCGGGCGTCTTCCGGCCACTCAAACGGCGACTTGCCGTCGAGCTGAGCCCACATTTCGGCGTGGGTGGCATCGAGCGCGGCGGCCTGTTCGGCCTCCGTCGGTTCGGGCGTTTCGTCAACCGGCGGTACGGCGCTATCAATAATTTCTTCTGATGTCATATTTCGGTTTCCTCTCCTACAATCATCCAATCTTCAGCGAGCATGTCCGTCTGAGATGGGGCCCACGGGACAAGGGCATTGTCTGCGGTCTTCATGCTGATGAACGGCTGCATGACCAGCCCGGGGCGGGGCTTAGGGTGGATATAAACATCTGCAAGCTCCAGCCACATCCCTTTGCCGTTCCAGCCAACGCGAGCGACGCGTTTGCTGTAATGCACCATCTCTTCAAGCGCGCGGCCGAACGTCATTCCGCCGCCTAGAGGTTTCGGCGGATCGTCTGAGAAGGGGCGGCCTTCTCCGTCACAGCTGAACGGTGTAACAGCAACGGGCGGGCAGTCGGCCATGAACGGCCCATCCGGTCCAACGCAGCCGGCGGGCTCCCGCTCATCGTTGTCAAGTTCAACTTTCCGCGCAATTGCGTGGAACAGGCGGGTTTCCGCCTCCATCTTTTCCCGGTGTGTGCGCTGGCCGGGGTCTTCCTGGCTCTGACTGGGGGGCACACAGCCGCCGCCCCCTACGGGGTTTAGCTTTTTATCACTCATAGGTTTCCTCTTCCTCTCTTTCCACCGCCTCTGCGTCGATGATCTCGGAACGCAGTTCATCGCGATTAAACCCGGTGGTTAGATTAATCACGGTTCCGCGGACATCTACCTGTTTCTTATCCGAGAACTTCTCGGGGTTGTCCGCTTTCAAAAGCAACTCAAGCAGTCGGTCCGAATACACCCGGCGCGACCCGAGGCACTTCCCTGACGGACTGAACACGGGCTCTTCAACTCCCTCGACGGCGCGCTCGTGAGCAGCATCCGACCTCAGAACCTGCCGATATTCGTCCCCAATATCCCGGCACTGGACCCACAATTCATGTA